GGATTGAAAAAGGTGATGTAGCACCGGAAATCATAGCTTTTGAGAAATCGACAAGCAACAGCTTAGATGTTTTTTTCAATAGTGCTTTTGGGTATAGGGATCACAATTTCTACACCCTTAAGAAATAAAAAAAGACCTTGCTGCAACAAGGTCAAAGGGTTGAGTTGAGTTATCGTTAGTCGCTCTTCTCACCCTCAATTATACCAAACAAGGAGGGATATATCAAATGCCAAAGAAAGAAGGACGAGTCAAAATCAATTCCAACTATGTCAAAGAACAATTGGAATTATACCAATTAAAAGGAGGGCTAAACAAAGCTCAACTTGGGAAAAGGTTGGGACATTCTGATGCTTATATAGCATCATTCATTCGTAATGGGAATTGTAATGAAAAAGATATGCGAATGTTTTGTCTTATGACAGGAATAGATTTTGAAAAAGCTACTACTTTAAGCAATAGAAATAACAAGCAATACAAGAATGACATAAGAAAAATGCTTAACGAAGTAACTCAGAAGCAAAAAGAGATTAACGACTTACTTTGTAAATGTTGGGAGGAAATGAAAAATGTATGATGCAACAGATTCACAGGCAATTAGAGCAAAGGCTGCACTTGAACTTCTTAAGTTAAAGGCAGTAAGGCAGATGTGCGAAGGGAAGACTACTTGCACACTGGATGAAAGAGATATCCAGGAAGTGTTGTTCGTTGCTGGAATGAAGTTAAAAGAAGAGAAAGAATTGGAGGTTATGTAAATGGGAACAGCGGTATTGATTTTAGGTAGAACAGGGTCCGGAAAGAGTTACGCAATAAAGACAATGGACCCTGAAAAAGTAGGAATTTTTGAGGTCGAGAAACAGCACTTACCATTCAAGGCAAAAGACTTTAAGGTTGCCAAGAACGCTACTTATCAAGTAATTGCAGCGGCTTTTAAAGAACCTGGCCTTAAGGCTTATGTAATTGATGACAGCCAATATCTGATGGTGAATGAATTGTTTGATAGAGCAAAGGAAACAGGATATCAGAAATTTACTGATATTGCATTGCATTTCAGAAATCTTATTCACTACATCAACCATGATCTTCCAGATGATGTAATTGTTTATTTCTTACATCACACAGAGACAGACAGCAACACGGGTGAGATTAAGGCTAAGACAGTCGGCAAGATGCTGGACAATGCACTTACTGTTGAAGGTTGTTTCGACATTGTTTTGTTAGCTTCTGTAGAGAATAAGGAACATTTCTTTATCACACAGTCAGATGGATATACAACTGCCAAGAGTCCAGAGGGTATGTTTGATGATCTTAAAATCCCTAATGATTTGAATTATGTAGATACCAAGATCAGGGAGTATTACGGACTATGAAAAAGCTAAATGAAGATGAGTGCAGAGTTATGAATACTTACTTTGAGTATTTAGACCATCTGACAGATACCAAGATCACACAAAACACACATTTCCTGGAAGATTTTAGAGCAGACCAGGTAAATATGTTTATTGCAGCTTGCTTGACTATTAAAAAGATGAGTGAGCCAAAAGTGGAGGACCCTTTTGCATGAATATAACACAGGTAAGAAAACCTAAGAAGCATTACAAGATACTGTTGAATGGACAGCCTTATGGTGACACATGGGCTGTATCAGCTAAAAAAGCGATTGCTAATGTCTGGTGGAATTATTGCAAGACTGGCGATAAATACAAATACACTGCATTGTCTGTAGAGGACTTTGACGCAGTAGAAATCTAAGGAGGATAGACAAAATGAAGGCATTTAACGGGTTTGCAGAAGCACAGGAGGCCGCTAAGAGAGCTGGCGGAGCAAAACTCCCCAAGGGAGCATATGTTTGCGAGATTTTAGGAGCAAAGATTGAGACCGGACAGAACGGTAATTCCGATCAGATGCTTGTGCAGTTTGAAATCGCAGAAGGTGAGTACAAGGACTTTTTCAAAAAGCAGTATGAAGACAATACCAGCGAAGACAAAAAGTACAAGGGAAAAGTTAAGATATGGCTTCCTAAAGATGATGGATCAGAAAAGGATTCCTGGACAAAGAATAACTTTGCAAAGTGGCCTAACGCTATAGAAGAGTCAAACGAAGGTTATAAATGGGACTGGGACGAAACAAAGTGGAAAGGTAAGAAGATCGGCATTGTGTTTGGTGAGACCGGAACTGTTATTGAAGGCAAGGAAGTTGTTTATACCGAGCCAAGATATCCAGTATCAGTTGAGGCAGTAAGGACCGGAAAGGCCGGAGAAGCAAAGTTTAAGGCTAAGAATGGTTACGGCGAACAGGCACAGACTAGCGGAAGCAGCGACTTTATGAGTATTCCTGATGGACTTGAAGACGAACTACCATTTAAGTAATTACAACTGGGGGACAGACAAGTGAAAGCTCACGAAGAGACCAATATGCTCGAATCAATGGTTGTTTTGATAGATACAAGGGAACAACCAACAGACAGGGCAAAAAAGCGATATGAAGCGCTAGAAGCGCCTTATGAACGTAGAACATTGTCCTACGGAGATTATACCTACAACGCACAACTTCCTAATGGCAAGTGGTTGTTTGAGGATGGTGAGACAGTTTCCGGTTATGCAGTTGTTGAGCGCAAGATGCACTTGGATGAACTAGCAAGTTGCTTAACTCATTCAAGAGAGAGATTTGAGCGAGAGTTTCAAAGGGCTAAAGATCATGGCGCAAGGATATTTCTACTGGTTGAAAATGCAACCTGGGAAAATCTGATAGCTGGCAGATACAGAAGCAAGTTTAACGAAAAGGCGTTTTTCGCTTCATTGTGTGCTTGGCTAGTGCGTTATGATCTGCAACTTGTTTTCTGTAAAGAAGAGACTTCCGGAAAGATCATAAAGGAGCTTCTTTACAGAGACCTCAAAGAGAGGATCACAAGAGGCGAGTTTGATGAGGGTAGATGAAATCAAGGCTAGATATCCAATGAAAGATATTCTTGCTAGATGTGGACTGGAAACGAAAAGAGGCGGCTTTTGTAGGTGTCCTTTTCACAAAGGCGACAATACGCCTTCCATGAAAGTATATGATGATGGTTTTTACTGTTTTGCTTGTGGAAGAGGCGGAGATCAGATTGCTTTTGTAAGACAGTTTCATAATCTTAATTTCAAAGAAGCCTGTGAATGGATATCTGGCGAAGCTCTAACAAGAGAAACAAGAACGCAAGTAGCAGTAGCAATGTTGAAGCGCCAACAAGCTGAAAAAACCAAAAAGCGGCTGCAAGAAGAGTTAAGAGCAGTTGGCGAAGGGTTTACCGGACTATGGCAGACATACTTAAAAGCAAAACCATTCAGTGATGATTGGACCAACGCTTACAACAAATGGCAGCTACTTTGTTACCAACAAGAAGAACTAATAAACCAGTTGGGGGAATTATGACAGAAACAGAAATCATGGCTTATAGCCAAGACCAATTATTTGACAGGGACAATCTTCTGAAAGTGTTTGAAGAAGAGTCGGAAGTAGATAGATTTTTCCTCCTGGACGCTTTTGTTACTAAAAGTGAAGAGTTTAAATGCAAGCAGAAGATGAAAGCACTCATAAGCGCTACTAAGAAGGAAATTGATAAGGCTTCTAGGGCGCAGAAGAGAGACGCTAATAATCTTACTGATTTTGGACATATCAATGGCGAGTTGAATTGTGGAAGCTGGATCGCAGACGGAACAGGAATAAGGATATTAACTCTGTTTGGTGAGAAGTTGGCTTGTTATCATCCAATATTACCGCTTGAAAGGCTGTTTAATATTGAGACTAAGACAGAAAAGATAACACTGGCTTACGAGAGAGATCATCAGTGGAAAGAAATAACTGTTGATAAAGGCTTGATTGCTAGTGCGTCCAAGATCGTAAGACTTGCAGATTACGGAATTGCAGTTACTAGCGAATCGGCAAAGGACCTTGTTAAGTATCTTTCAGATGTTGAAAATCTGAACGACATACCTTTGAAGCTATCAACAAGCAAGTTTGGATGGCATAAAGAAGACTTTATTCCTTATGACAGGAGTGTTGTTTTTGATGATGAGTCAAGGTTTAAAGAGTTGGCAGAGTCATTAAGGGAAAGCGGAAGTTATGATATATGGCTTGATCTTTGCAAGAAGGTAAGAGCTAACAAGGCACACTATGAACCGCAAATATATATGGCTGCTTCCTTTGCTAGTGTTCTGGTAAGCAAGCTGAATATGCTTCCATTCATTGTCAACCTGTGGGGCAGTACCGGAAAAGGTAAGACTGTAGCCCTTATGATGGCAGCGTCAATATGGGCCAATCCAGCAGAAAACAAATATATCACTGACAGTTACGCAACACAAAATGCTTTTGAAATAAGGCTTGATATCCTGAATCATTTACCACTATTGATGGATGATCTATCAAAGGTAAGAGACAAGCTGAACGACAACTTTACGGACCTTATATATCTACTTTGTTCCGGCAAAGGTAAAGACCGATCAAACGTAGATTTAGGACTGAACAAGGTTAAGACTTGGCAAAACACAATCTTATCCAACATGGAGAGACCACTTGCAACAGAGACAATGAAAGGTGGAGCCATCAACAGGATATTGGACTTTGAAATGCAAGATGGTTACATATTTGAAAATGGTAATGCAGTTGTTGAGATATTAAAAGACAACTACGGATTTGCTGGAATCATGTTTGTAGACTTTGTAAGGGACCTTGGCGTTGAGTACATAAGCAAAATGCGAAGGGACTTTGAAGCTCAAATAAAGGAAGAAGCAAAAAAGCAAGGCAGCGTTAAAGAAGAAAAGCAGATACTTCCAATGTCTTTACTTCTGACAGCGGATAAACTTGCAACTGATTACATTTTTGATGATGGCATTTATCTTGATCTTCCAACAATGGTTAGCCAGCTTAAGGACGTAAACGAAGTATCAGAAGGCCAGAGGGCTTACGATACATTGATTGATTACACAAATATCTATCAAGGTAAGTTTTCAAGCGACAATGAATATAAGCCGGAGTCATGGGGATTTGTTAAGGATGGATATTTAAACATCATTCCATCTATCATGCGCAAGATTGCCAAAGACGAAAACTTTTCTGTTAAGGCTTTTTGCTCCTGGGCGGACCAGAAAGGATTGTTGGATTGTAATAACAAGGGCAAAAATCAAAAAGTAGTTCGTGTCGGAAATGATACAAAGCGTTTTTACTCTATCAAAATCGTTCAAGAAGCAGATAAACAGGACGATCCGGAGTTTAAAGACAGCGCACAAGAAGAAATACCTTTTGATTAAATGTTACACCGTTACACCTGTTGCAGTTCAAAATCATAGGGTTATATATACCTTTTTGTTTTTTTAATAAAACATACAAAAAAGAAAAACCCCACATGAGACTTTGGAATAGGTGTAACAAGTGTAACAAGTGTAACAAGTCAACAACGAAGAGACTTTGAAAGCATTTTAAAATGTGTAACCAAAGTGTAACTACGTGTAACAAGAGGTTGAGGGAGCTATGGAAGATAAGATTTTTAAAGAAGTTGTTTATGGACCATATCTTGATGCGTGGAAGATCATAAAAATCATACAGTTTGCCGGACAATCAGAGAAGGACGAAGAAACCTGGAATATGTTTATGAGGGCCATTGATGATTACTCAGAAAAGTATAAGGACAACGAAATAGCAGAAGGACTTATATCTTTTATTGTGGGCCATGACGATTTTAAGGGTGCTGGTGACATTATAGCAAGACTAAACAGGGGGACAGAAAATGCAATACAGAAGACCTAAGAAGAAAAGCCCATATTTTGTTGAGCCTGAGATTTTTGACAATGTTGTTACATTCTGCCGGTGCTATCCGTTGTGGGTTAAGGAATTGCAGACACTTCCGGATTCTAGCAGAGCGATTACATACGACAAGGACAAAGTACAGACTTCCGGTGGCTATAACGTAACTGAGGCATTGGCCCTTAAAAGAGTTGAGATCGAGCATAAAGTTGACCTTATCAGAACAACGGCAATGATAAGTAGTCCTGATTTGTGGGAATGGATCATCAAGGGAACCACTGAAAAGGGTATGACAATCAATGACCTTATCAATCAGGGTATGCCATGTAACAAAAACCATTATGCAAAGATCAGAGCATATTTTTACTATTTATTAAGTAAGAGGATATAAAAAATGGCAAATAGACAACAGTGTATCGCCCTTATTTCCAGAATAGAAGGCCACGACTGGACCGAATATAAATGTTTAGGAATAGACCAGGCAGAAGGTAAGTTGATTTTGCAGCTTCTAAACAAGTGGAAAAGGGAGAGTGACAGACATATGCGAGAGTACGCGGAGAACACGGACTATTACAAGAAGATAAATTGTGATAGGTACTACGCAAAAAAAGAAAAGATCAGCCAGAACAGAAAAAGGAAATATCAGGTTAGCAAGTTGGAGGTATTCAGGAAATGACAAACTACGATTACTTGAAAAACCATGATGCGGAAGACATTGGA